ATGGCACTGAATATTCCATTCAGAAATGCGTACTATCGTTTTGCATCCAGTTACTCATTTCTCTTTTTTATTTCCTGGTCGCTGTGGTGGTCGTTATACGCTATTTGGCTGAAAGGACATCTAGGATTAACAGGGACGGAATTAGGTACACTTTATTCGGTCAACCAGTTTACCAGCATTCTATTTATGATGTTCTACGGCATCGTTCAGGATAAACTCGGTCTGAAGAAACCGCTCATCTGGTGTATGAGTTTCATTCTGGTCTTGACCGGACCGTTTATGATTTACGTTTATGAACCGTTACTGCAAAGCAATTTTTCTGTAGGTCTAATTCTGGGGGCGCTCTTTTTTGGCCTGGGGTATCTGGCGGGATGTGGTTTGCTTGACAGCTTCACTGAAAAAATGGCGCGAAATTTTCATTTCGAATATGGAACAGCGCGCGCCTGGGGATCTTTTGGCTATGCTATTGGCGCGTTCTTTGCCGGCATATTTTTTAGTATCAGTCCCCATATCAACTTCTGGCTGGTCTCGCTATTTGGCGCTGTATTTATGATGATCAACATGCGTTTTAAAGATAAGGGTCACCAGTGTGTAGCGGCGGATGCGGGAGGGGTAAAAAAAGAGGATTTTATCGCAGTTTTCAAGGATCGAAACTTCTGGGTTTTCGTCATATTTATTGTGGGGACGTGGTCTTTCTATAACATTTTTGATCAACAACTCTTTCCTGTCTTTTATGCAGGTTTATTCGAATCACACGATGTAGGAACGCGCCTGTATGGTTATCTCAACTCATTCCAGGTGGTACTCGAAGCGCTGTGCATGGCGATTATTCCTTTCTTTGTGAATCGGGTAGGGCCAAAAAATGCATTACTTATCGGTGTTGTGATTATGGCGTTGCGTATCCTTTCCTGCGCGTTGTTCGTTAACCCCTGGATTATTTCATTAGTGAAGCTGTTACATGCCATTGAGGTTCCACTTTGTGTCATATCCGTCTTCAAATACAGCGTGGCAAACTTTGATAAGCGCCTGTCGTCGACGATCTTTCTGATTGGTTTTCAAATTGCCAGTTCGCTTGGGATTGTGCTGCTTTCAACGCCGACTGGGATACTCTTTGACCACGCAGGCTACCAGACAGTTTTCTTCGCAATTTCGGGTATTGTCTGCCTGATGTTGCTATTTGGCATTTTCTTCTTGAGTAAAAAACGCGAGCAAATAGTTATGGAAACGCCTGTACCTTCAGCAATATAGACGTAAACTTTTTCCGGTTGTTGTCGATATCTCCATATCCCTCAACCGGAAAATAATAATACAAAAATGCTTAGCCCAACTAATAATCACCTAATCCAAACGCCTCATTCATGTTCTGGTACAGTCGCTCAAATGTACTCCGGATACGCGGTTCGCTGATTTCCAGGACATTGTCGTCATTCAGCGACCTGTCCCGAGTATCACGGGCCTGCGAATTCATCAAGGAATGCATTGCAGAGTGAAGTATCGAGTCACGCCATATTTCGCTATCAGGATTCTGTATGATGGTTACATCTCCCGGCCCAGGGCTGTTTAGTCATCAGCGCTTTCTGACAGTGCTGAGATTTCAACCTGTTGCAGTAAAAATGAGTAGATATAGGGCAAGTGCGCTGCTAAACCCATCTTTTACGGGGTGAAGGTAGATTTGGTTTGAAGGGTATCTGGTGTCCCCTGCAGACATCTACTTGAAGCAGCAGGGGATTGATTGGAATGGTGTTTTTTAGATGTGAGAAATATTTTACCCGCTATTTTACCCATTGGCGCGGCTTAAGAGCTTATTTTTGAATTCACAATGGTCACGATATAACCATCTTGCTCGCCCGTGGATAACTTTGGCTTTTGGCAGGTCGCCTGACTTAATCCGGTCATAGATGAAGGTTTTACCAAAGCCAGTATCAGCCATGATGAATTTCAAATCAACCAGTGAATCAGGCTGTAGTTCGTGTTGCATGAGTGCTATCTCCGAATAGGGAATCGAACCTGCAAATCAGGTAATAAAAATACGCTCTATGACGGCGATGGTAGATCAGGATATTTTAAGAAACTGACAGGCCTCATCGAGTGTGAGGCTGTATGGCTCCATTATTTCACCTCTTGCTGTGACATTGTTGAAAAACGGATACCAGCTCGTTGCTGCCAGACGATCCAACCGAGAGTCATATCCCATGCCATGTATTCGTTATCGCCGTTTTTTGCTCTCCGACGATCGACTGTTTTACCGAAACGCTTTTCCATAAATAATTCATAGGCTGCGCGTTCATCTGGCTCAACTTCCAGAGATGCCAGTGCAATCCGTGCCAGTTCTAAATCATTTTCAAGCTCAGCGCGAATCTCAGCGAATGCACTCTGTGTTAAGGCGAACTCAATGCTCTGCACTTTATTCCGTGCGCGCTCAAGCAGTGCATGGTAGTTAATTTCGGTTGTCATACCCCTACCTCTTCGAATTCCAATTCCAATTGATCACCCCAGATTTCACATGACTCTGAACACGAACCGGTATCGAATCGCCTGGCCTGTACCATCGCCTGATACAAATTTCTGTAGTCGCTGTTGGCAGACATTCTGGCAATTCCGTCAAGCGTCAGGTGACCACGGTACATAATGTCTTTACCTGTTCTGCGATGACCATCCCTGACGTGTTTGCCTGTAACCAGCTCATTAAAAACTCGCATCAGACCTGGTTCGTCTTTACATGCAAGCTCCAGCTTTTGCGTTGACTTTTTGATGCAGAAAACACAGTTCCCGAGATGCTCCGGGATTTGCAAATCAAAAGGTTGTTTTCGCCACCACCGGATAACATCCGACTTATCAAAATCTGACAGCTCGGCAAGATACCGGACGCCCGATTTCGGTTTCAGCCTACGGGGTTCGTCTGCACGAATACCCAGCCATGTGATGTAATTACCTCGCCCGAAATGGTTATCGCAGTATTTCGTGAAAGGGATGAGTTTTAGCCTGTCAGTACAGAACGCGCCGCCGATGTATGGCGTGCCGTACTTTTTAACCATGTCCATAAACGGTTTAAGCACCGGCATTCGTGTCTGAATATCCTTTGGCTCCCATTCTGTATAACCATTTGGCTGCCCAAGCTCAGGATTTATATCGACTTGTAACACAGTTAGTGGTATGTCCCAGAACTTTACAACCTCCCGGATAAAGCGGTATGTCAGCGGATGTTCGCAACCGGTATCCATAAAGATGTAGCAGACGTTATTGCCAGCCTTTCTTTGTTCTTCCATCAGGTGAACAAGATATGCGGATGTTCTCCCGCCAGAAAAACTAACTACATGAGTTATGCACATTTGCGTAATTCCGATAACTCGTTGAAGCGTTCCATAAACATCCCGTAGGCATGGCCCGGTGCCAGTGGAATAACTTTGAACATCTCTGTTGCCGGGATACCTTCCAGTACAGGCCATAAAGAGCCATCATCAAGCCCGAGATCACGGCGTTCGGTTGCCAGCATAATGAGATCGGCATATTTCACTGGCGTGCTCATAACAGGAGGTAACCCGTATTTCTCACGGATTACTGCATCTATTTTTTCTTCCATCCGTTTATAGTCAGGAAGAAGGCGTTTCAGTGGTGCGGGGATGTCCTGGCAATACGCTTCTGTTGCATCATGCATTAACGCTTCAAAAGCAAATTCCTGCGGCACCAGCTGGCTGCAAAGCACCGCATGTTGGGCGACACTGTAGAAGTGAGAAAGATGACCGGCAAAGCGACAGATATTTGAAAGGGAAACCGCGATATCGTTAATCACGATGTCGTCTTTATTTATCTTGTCATAATAAAAATGCTTCCCGGAAAAAGTTTTAATAAATGACATTTTGTTCTCCACGTATATGCGCTGCACCGCGCTGAGTTTGGGTAAAAGGAAGCCCTCACCATCCGGTGATTATTGAGTTAATTACGTTTCCATAAATGCCCCCGCAGGGGCATTTGCAGTAATGAAATCAGGCGGTGAAAGTACCAATAAAGGTTTCTACTTTGCTGTCTTTGAATTTCTCAACAAGCAGATCACGAAATTCGTTAGCCATATCTTCCTGCACCGCTTCCAGCTGAATAATGCGCAGAACCAGTACAGGACGATCGCCAGTGATAATGCTGAGGCGTAATTTAAACGGACGTTCTTTCAGACCTTCAAACGGAACGCATTTAAATTCAAATGCCACTGGCATAATGTCTTTGGTCTTCGCTTCGACAGATTCCATCAGGGAGCGTTTGCCGCTGAAGTCATTATCTTCAAAATCAGCGGTCTGGTTTGCTTCAATCGTGATTTTACGGATTGCCGCAGCCGCTTTTGTTGCCTGAATGGCGTCACCATTAGCATCAAAGCCCACAAGGTAGTCGGCCCAGTCTTCAATCCATTCTGCCAGTGATTTCTGGGAGTTACGCTCGCCGTTAACAGACAACAGGGCAGAGAACGGTGCTGTCTTTTTCAGTTTGAGAGTGGCGGTGTTATCTGCGTGACCTGGTTCATCAATAGTACCCAGGTTAAGCACACTGACGGCACGCATATTATCAGCATCGATAAAGCAGCGGGTGCCTTCATCTGCAAGATCTTTAGAATAACGGGTAAAGTCATCGATGCTGGCAGTGGAAAGCGCACCACGGAAACGGAAGCGATTTAAATTAAATTTTTCCAGATCATGAATGCGGAAATTCTCAGGCAATGCCACAGCATCGGCACCAATCTTACTGATAATTTCATTAACACCCTGAGCAGAAATAAGGGCATGGATTTGATTAATTGCGGTTGCGTCTAAGTTCTGAGACATAATAAGTCCTCACTATATTAAGATATTCAGTGATGAGATAAATAATCAGTTAATTAAGAACGATATTAATGACCTGCTGCGCGGAGTTTTCCGTCAGGCTCACCGGCAAGAGTCAGTAATTGTCCCTGGTCTTCCTGCAGAATAGTCAGGCGACCACCGCGATTGACATACATCGGCGTTTCGGTGGTGTCTTCTTCGGAAATTTTCCCACGGTTAGTCGGGCGAACATATGAGAGTTTGTGTTTGATTTTCACACGGTTCTCATCAAATGGTTCGATTTCCAGGTTGAGTGAGACCTTACCTTTGGTTTTCGTGTTCATCACACCGGAAGCGACTTCACTGAGAACTGCGCCGATTTTGGTTTCAAATACGCCGCCGTCCAGCTCCCCGATAAATGCCTGCACATCAGTACTGCGTTCGCTAGCCATTTTGCTGCTCCTCATCATATCGACCCTGCAAGGCCGATTAGTTTCTCCACAAAACAGAGAAGAACACCTGCGGTGGCAGCCGCCCGGATGGATTGGGTTATGAGCCCGTCGTCCGGTGATGCTCTTCTCTGTTTTGTAAAAAGGACGGTACCAGCCGGAAGCAAGGGTACAAACTGGTACCGCCAGGACTACACACAGCATAAAGTTGTGGTGCCGGGTGCCTCCCGGTGCCTGGCGAAGGTTGCACACCAGGCGGGTGGGTATCCACAGAAGGTCGACTGTCAGCCTCAACCTTAACCCGCGTGCGCTGAGCCGCATTCACCACAACGCTAAGGATTCTCTCTGGTTGAAAATACTTAGCTGTTATGTGCCTGCTTTTAGCCACATCAGGCGAGGTGGACCTGGTTATTCCCCAACAACAAGGATTCGGTTAATCTGGTTATCCCCAACAACGCAAAAGGAAAAGAAATGTCCGGTAATATCTATACGCTGTACAAATCCCACTGTGAAAATGTTGGAAAGTATCGGGGCATTGAAATCAGTGGGGTAGTGTCATCAGTCGAAATAAGCAAAGTTGAATCAAGGGCAACATTACTTACTCTTCTGGACCTTGTCTTAAATGAGCACCGGAAGAAATTCGGCACACCCTATAATCAGTTGAATGGGAAAAAGGCTCTGGTTCACCTTATTCTGATGAAGCATCACTGGATGCCAAAACAGATTAATGAGATGAAATTTGATGAACTTCTTCTTTCAATTCAGGATGAACTCACGCTTGATAAAATAAGTGTAACCGCCCAGAAATTTTTAGATTATCGAGACTGGAGATCACAAATTCATCACTTTGATGATTTTGACGAAAATGAATGGGATCCTAATTTGTCTGCACAATATCTAAAGTAACATCCTGTGATAAAACCGTGATTTCCTGATCCAGTTTTTTTAAGGAGTCTATTGTTTCCTGTCGATAAGACAGCACTTCACGAAGCTGGTTTATAGCTGCCAGCTTCTTTGTCATCCACTCATAAATTTCCTCATCTGTGTAGCCAGGCGCGACGATTTTTGGTTCTGTTTTGTGCATTTCACACCTCCTCAAGTTATCAGTTACTTGTTGATGGGGACCAGATTGTTAAAGAGCTAAGCGTCCTGTAGGGCGCTTTTTTGTTGCTAACGAATCATCCTGGACTTCATATGCCCGAGGCGGCTACTTCGTGGGCGTCCTGCCTGTTCGTTATCTTTGACATAAAATCTAACTTAACTTAGTTATTATGGCAAGAGAAAACACCAAACTTTTCTTAGTTCGGTGCCTTAGTTAGAGAAGAGAGGTCTTAGAGTTCGTATTGAACTCCTTTGACTACACCAATGATAAGGCAATTACCATTGATAGGGATGTTGGGATACCGAGGATTTAATGGCACTAAAAACTTTTGAGGGCCATCGATGACTAATTTTTTTACTGTAGCTTCGTTTGTTCCATCAAGTCGAGCGATGACTATTTTTCCATGACGAGGTTCTGCATCTGGATCTACAATCACTGTTGCGCCTTCTGGTATTGTTGGGAGGCCATTAGGGTTTGTCATGGAGTCACCTTTAACCTCTAATGCAAATGAGTTATCACCAATCTTTAATGATGTATCTACCCACTTGTCCACTTCACTAAACACTTCTGCTGCCCTGCACTCAGTAAACTGCCCAGCCTGAACCCACGATATTACAGGAACTCTGCGCATGTTTGTGACGAGTTTGCCTTCAAACTCAGCACCATAAAGAATGTAATCTATTGACGTATTGAAGAACTTCGCTAATTTCGAAAGTGCCTCCCCACCAGGGGTATTGATGTCTTTCTCCCAGTACCCCACAGCAACGTCGCTTACTCCACAAAATTTACCCAATTCTTTCTGGGACGTTCTGGTAACTCTTCTCAGAGCTTTTATACGCTGACCAACCGTTTCCATAGGAGCACCATTTCTTGAATTGCTAAGTAATCTTAGTTTTTATTGACCAAAGATAGATTTGTAATTAGCATCTAATAAAACTTAGTTTGGAGGGCGTATGACAACTGACGATATCGAAAGCTACTTCGGCAGTATTGAGAAAGTTGCTGCTTTTTTCGGCATAACAACTGAAGCCGTTTATCAGTGGCGAAACCGTCCGGGCCAGTTAATTCCAAAAGGACGTGCAGCAGAAGCTGCATATAGAACTTGCGGACGGTTGCCATTTAAACCTGATCTTTATGAAAAATCTAATGGATAAATCGATTAACAGAAACCACAGAACGATGAGGCTAACCGTGGGTAAGCATCACTGGAAAGTAGAAAAACAGCCTGAGTGGTACGTGAAAGCTGTCAGAAAAACTATCGCAAAGTTGCCGGGTGGTTACGCTGAAGCAGCTGACTGGCTGGATGTAACAGAGAACGCATTATTTAACCGCCTTCGTGCTGATGGCGATCAGATTTTCCCGCTGGGATGGGCAATGATTTTGCAACGTGCTGGTGGAACTCACTTCATTGCTGATGCTGTGGCGCAGTCTGCTAATGGCGTCTTTGTGTCTCTTCCTGACGTCGAGGATGTGGACAACGCCGATATTAACCAGCGTCTGCTGGAAGTCATTGAACAGATCGGCAGTTATTCAAAACAGATTCGTTCAGCAATCGAAGACGGTGTAGTGGAACCGCATGAGAAGACAGCAATTAACGACGAGCTGTATCTCTCAATTTCGAAGCTGCAGGAGCATGCAGCACTTGTCTACAAAATTTTTTGCATTTCAGAAAGTAATGACGCCCGCGAGTGTGCAGCTCCGGGCGTCGTGGCGTCGATTGCTTCTGGTTGTGGAGAAACTAACGCATGAACAGTTTAACAACACACTACCGTCGCTCGCAACTGATTGCGCTTCCTGTACCGGGTGGAAAAGCGAAGGTGGAGTATTGCTATGCAGTAAATGTACCAGGTGACAGGGAAATTGTAACCCACAGCTTTGCAGAGTGGGCTGTGGGTGATTTCAACCGGCAGAAGGAGACAGTCCTTTGCGACAAGTTAACCGCTGGTTCAAAGATCACTACGGAGTGCCCGTCAGAGTCATTCGTTGGGAGCCGGAAACACAACGGGTTATCTACCTCCGCGAAGGCTATGAGCATGAGTGCTTCAGTCCGCTCGAACAGTTTCGTCGTAAATTCAGGGAAATAGAGGTCGGTCATGAGCACTAAATTAACCGGCTATGTATGGGATGGTTGCGCAGCGTCAGGCATGAAATTATCCAGCGTGGCAATTATGGCCCGCCTGGCTGATTTCAGTAATGACGAAGGTGTGTGCTGGCCATCAATTGAAACCATTGCCCGCCAGATTGGCGCGGGGATGAGTACCGTCAGAACGGCTATCGCACGGCTGGAAGCAGAAGGCTGGTTAACGCGTAAGGCGCGTCGCCAGGGTAACCGCAATGCATCGAATGTTTATCAGCTTAACGTTGCGAAGCTTCAGGCAGCGGCATTTTCTCAACTGTCAGATTCTGACACGTCAAAATCTGACGCATCAAAATCTGACCCGTCAAAATTTGATGCGTCGAAATCTGGCAAAAAAGCGGGTTTTCACCCGTCAGAATCTGGCGGGGATCCGTCAGTAAAATCAAAACATGATCCGTCAGATAAAAAAACTTCTCGTCCGGACGCTTCGCAACCGGACACGCAGACGGATGAACAGGATTTTTTAACTCGCCATCCTGATGCGGTTGTATTCAGCCCTAAAAAGCGCCAGTGGGGGACGCAGGATGATTTGACCTGCGCACAGTGGCTCTGGAAAAAAATCATCGCCCTGTACGAGCAGGCCGCCGAATGTGACGGCGAGGTGGTTCGTCCTAAAGAACCGAACTGGACAGCCTGGGCAAACGAAATTCGCCTGATGTGTGTGCAGGATGGTCGTACTCACAAACAAATCTGCGAGATGTACAGCCGCGTCAGCCGCGATCCGTTCTGGTGCCGTAACGTGCTCAGCCCGTCGAAGCTGCGGGAAAAATGGGATGAGCTTTCCCTGCGCTTATCGCCGTCCGTAAGCACGTACACCGAAAAACGCGAAGACCCGTACTTCAAATCCAGTTACGACAACGTGGACTACAGCCAGATCCCGGCAGGATTCAGGGGGTGATCATGAGTCTTTTGAATGAAGTTCAGAAATTCATTGAAGCCCATCCGGGGTGTACTTCCGGAGACATTGCGGATGCTTTTGCTGGTTACTCACGGCAGCGCGTTCTGCAGTCAGCAAGCAAGTTACGTCAGAGTGGGCGTGTGGCTCACCGTTGTGAAGGAGATACACGCAGACATTTCCCGCGCCTGACTGAGAGAGCGCAGGAGCCGAAACCACAACCAGTTCGTGAAACCAGACCTGTGCGTAATTTCTATGTCGGCACTAACGACCCCCGGGTGATTTTGTGCCTGACCCGCCAGGCTGAAGAACTGGAGTCCAGGGGCTTATTCCGTCGAGCCGCAACGGTGTGGATGGAGGCATTCCGTGAAAGCCACTCCCAGCCAGAACGAAACAATTTTCTGGCGCATCGTGAGCGGTGCTTACGGCAAAGCAGCAAGCGCTCTGCATCGGGTGAAGAGTGGTATCTGTCAGGGAATTACGTGGGGGCTTAATGAGTAATAAATATTGCCAGGCGCTGGTGGAGCTGCGGAACAAACCAGGCCATGAACTGAAGGAAGTGGGCGATCAGTGGCGCACGCCGGACAACATTTTCTGGGGAATTAACACCCTGTTTGGCCCGTTTGTTCTGGATCTGTTCACTGACGGTGATAACGCCAAATGTGCTGCGTATTACACGGCGGAAGACAACGCGCTGGCGCATGACTGGTCAGAACGCCTTGCGGAGCTTAAAGGTGCTGCCTTTGGTAATCCCCCGTACAGCCGCGCCAGTCAGCATGAGGGGCAATACATCACCGGCATGCGTTACATCATGAAGCATGCCAGTGCCATGCGTGATAAGGGCGGGCGCTATGTTTTCCTGATCAAAGCTGCCACCAGCGAAGTGTGGTGGCCGGAAGATGCAGATCATATTGCTTTTATTCGCGGGCGTATTGGTTTTGAACTGCCTGCCTGGTTTATCCCGAAGGATGAGAAGCAGGTGCCGACAGGCGCTTTCTTCGCTGGTGCTATTGCTGTTTTCGACAAGACCTGGAAGGGACCGGCAATCAGCTACATCGGGCGCGATAAACTTGAGGCATGTGGTGAGGCGTTTCTGGCGCAGGTTCGCCAGCAGGTGGAAAAACTGGTCAGGGAGATGGCGGCATGACGACGTTAACTCAATGCCAGCAGCAGGTGCTGGATATGCTGATTTCTTATCAGAAAGAACGTGGCTTCCCGCCAACCAATCAGGAGGTGGCAACCATGCTGGGATACCGTTCGGTGAATGCAGCGGTGGAGCATCTTCGCGCACTGGAGAAAAAAGGCGTCATCACGATAAAGCGTGGTGTGGCCCGGGGGATCACGCTTCATACCGCGGTGAAGGACGACGACAGCGAGGCGGTCGGGATTATCCGCTCACTGCTTGCCGGTGAGGAAAACGCCAGGCTGCGTGCAACTCACTGGTTACATGAGAGAGGCCTGAAAGTATGAAGCTGATCCTGCCTTTCCCGCCCAGCGTGAACACGTACTGGCGACACCCCAACAAAGGGGCATTTGCTGGTAAGAGCCTGATAAGCGCGGCGGGGCGAAAATTTCAGAGCGCGGCGTGCGCAGCAATAGTTGAGCAGTTACGTCGTCTGCCAAAACCAACGTCGGCACCTGCTTCAGTGGAGATCGTGTTGTTTCCTCCGGATAACCGGATCCGCGATCTGGACAACTATAACAAGGCGCTGTTTGACGCCCTGACCCACGCGGGTGTGTGGGAAGACGACAGACAGGTGAAAAGAATGCTGGTGGAGTGGGGACCGGTTATCCCGGAAGGGAAGGTCGAGATCACTATCAGTAAGTACGAGAAAACGGCGGGTGCAGCCGCCTGATCAAGAGGAGAAACGAAGTATGAATAATCTGATGGTCATTGATGGTATTGAAGTTCGTCGTGATGCTTTTGGGCGTTACAGCCTGAACGATCTGCACAGGGCAGCCGGGGGAGAACAAAAAAACCGCCCGAAATACTGGCTCTCCAATAAGCAAACCAGTGAATTGATTGAACAACTTTTCACCGAGGGTGAAATTCCGCCTCTGGAACAAAATCAACCAGTTAGCGTCATTAATGGCGGAAATAACCAGGGGACGTATGTCTGCAAAGAACTGGTGTATGCCTATGCAATGTGGATCAGCCCGTCATTCCATCTGAAGGTGATCCGTACTTTCGATATGGTAACCAGCGCACCGGAAAAATTATCCGGGCAGGCTGCTGACAAGATGCAGGCTGGCGTGATCCTGCTGGACTTTATGCGCCGGGAGTTAAACCTGTCTAACTCTTCAGTGCTTGGTGCCTGTCAGAAACTCCAGGAGGCTGTTGGTTTACCGAATCTGGCACCGCGCTATGCCATTGATGCTCCTGCTGATGCACACGATGGCTCAAGTCGCCCGACACTGTCACTGAGTGCACTGCTGAAACAGTATGGTATCCGCCTGACGGCTAATCAGGCATATCACCAGATGGTGAAGCTGGGGATCGTCGAGCAGCGCGAACGATACAGCCGTACCGCGATTAACAACATCAAAAAATTCTGGTCGCTGACAGCGAAAGGCTGCATGTTCGGCAAGAACATCACCAGTCCCGCAAATCCGCGCGAGACGCAGCCGCATTTCTTCGAATCCCGATTCCCTGAGCTGTTAAAGCTGCTCGATACCGTTCATTGAGGTGACCGTGAGAGCACTACTGACCCCTGAAATTGCCCCGCGTATGGGGATCGTATTGTTCAGGCCAGGTTCAGAGCTGATGCCCTTGTTTATGCAGGGGCGTGTCCTACTGGAGCCTGAGCCGGAACGTTATTCATCTTTCGCCAGTGGTGCTGTTCCGGCGGCATCACAACCGCTGGCGGATGATCCTGCCGTTCGGGCCGTGTTCCGCAATGAGGCAGTGATCCGTCGTGCTGGTAGCGTGGAATGTCTTGAAAGCTGGTTACTTCGTGAAAAAGGCTGCCAGTGGCCTCATTCCGACTGGCACAGCGAGAACATGACCACAATGCGACACGCTCCGGGCGCAATCCGTCTGTGCTGGCACTGCGATAACCAGCTGCGCGATCAGTTCACGGAACGGCTGGAATCAATGGCAACGGATAACTGTGCCCGCTGGGTGTTGTCTGTTGTGCGTCGGGATCTCGGTTTTGATGACAGTCACGTTGTGACAATGCCGGAACTGTGCTGGTGGCTGATTCGTAATGACCTGGCTGATGCCTTACCGGAAAGTGCAGCCCGTAAGGCACTGAGATTACCGAAGCCTGTTGTGCCGTCTGTCACCCGGGAAAGTGACCTTGTGCCTTCGGTTCCTGCCACCAGCATCATCCAGGATAAGGCGAAAAAGGTGCTGGCGCTGAAAGTGGATCCGGAGTCGCCGGAGTCTTTTATGTTACGCCCAAAACGTCGCCGCTGGGTTAATGAAAAGTACACACGCTGGGTTAAGACACAGCCGTGTGCATGTTGTGGAAAGCCTGCTGATGATCCCCACCACCTGATAGGCCACGGTCAGGGGGGAATGGGTACAAAAGCGCATGACCTCTTTGTGTTGCCTTTGTGCAGAAAGCATCACGACGAGCTGCATGCGGATACCGTGGCATTTGAAGAGAAGTATGGCTCCCAGCTGGAGCTGATATTTCGTTTTATCGATCGTGCGCTGGCAATAGGCGTACTGGCGTAAGTGGAGAACGAGCATGAACCTTGAAGCCTTACCGAAATATTACTCCCCAAAATCTCCAAAACTGAGCGATGACGCACCGGCGACAGGCTCTGGTGGTTTAACAATTACGGATGTGATGGCTGCGCAGGGGATGGTGCAGTCGAAAGCACCGCTTGGGTTTGCCTTATTCCTGGCAAAAGTTGGTGTTCAGGATCCTCAGTTTGCGATTGAAGGTCTGCTCAATTACGCGATGGCACTGGATAACCCGACATTGAATAAATTGAGTGAAGAAACCCGGCTACAGATTATTCCTTACCTTGTGAATTTTGCCTTTGCTGATTATTCCAGGTCTGCGGCAAGTAAGGCTCGCTGTGAGCATTGTGCTGGTACTGGATTTCATAATGTATTGCGCGAAGTGGTGAAACACTCCAGAAGCGGGGAATCTGTTATCAAGGAAGAGTGGGTGAAGGAACTATGTCAGCATTGTCATGGTAAGGGAGAAGTCAGCACAGCGTGCAGAGGGTGTAAGGGTAAAGGTATTGTCCTGGATGAAAAAAGGACCCGGCTTCATGGCACGCCTGTTTATAAGATTTGTGGGCGTTGCAATGGAAACCGGTTTAGCCGTTTACCAACCACACTGGCGCGGCATCATGTCCAGAAGCTGGTACCAGACCTGACGGATTATCAGTGGTACAAAGGATATGCAGATGTCATTGATAAACTGGTGACAAAGTGCTGGCAGGAAGAAGCATATGCTGAGGCGCAATTAAGAAAAGTGACGAGATAAATAATTTTCGCCGAAGATAGCGACATGATTCTTGCATTTTTCAAAAAATCTGGTTAGGATTCTCCTAACGATGGGCTTTGTGTGTCTACCGTTGATAATCTTCAAGAAACCGCCACCGAGCGGTTTTTTATTGATGTCAATTGTGTTTTTAAGGCTCTCCTTCCTTAAAGTGTGTTGTACAAAAAACTGGCAGCCAGCTACGCTCATTTTGAAAAAGTGACACCCTTCAATGTTTCTTTTGAATGGAATTGCTACCCATAAATCTCTATCAAAAACAGGAGAGCATATATGGTGGAGCGTTGTTCTGTTTGTGAGCAGTCATTAAGTTATTCACGAGAAGTTGAACAAGATGGCGTTGAATATAAATCTTGCCCAAAATGTTCTGCTGATGCCGGAGTGCACGTTTTTTATAAAACAATAGACTTTGGTTATAGGGATATGGGAGACGGAAGGCATATCGTTCAGTCATGGTGTCCGGCTTGTCGTTCTGGTGAAAAACCTTCTATACCACCAGCATTTAAATGTTGTTAACTCAATGAATTATAAAAAGAGGCTGCCTGTGGGCGGCCTTTTTTGTGCACTACGCAACTTTTGCGACTCAGCGCTATAACCAGCTTCTTTCCCTTCACTCGTTGCACTTCCGATAACCGGAGGTGGGAATTATGAAAATGCATAACGATCCTCATTCCTGGTCTGACTTACTTGAATTGTTACAGAGCTGGTGGCGTGGAGACACACCGCTGGGCGCAGTAATTATGTCGATCGTTATGGCTGGCTTGCGCATTGCCTATTTTGGCGGTGGTGGTGGCTGGAAGCGAAAAACGCTCGAGATTTTGCTCTGCGGCGCTCTGACGCTGACTTTTGCATCCGCTCTTGAGTATGTCGGATGGCCTAAATCGCTTTCTGTTGCCATTGGTGGTGGCGTTGGGTTGATCGGTGTCGATGCTATTCGTGGGGCTGCAATGAGAGTAATCGGTAACAAGTTTGGTGGCTCTAAGGAGTAATTTATGCAGGTACTAAATTCCCAGCGTAAAGCTTTCCTGGATATGGTGGCATGGTCAGAAGGAACGGATAACGGGCGACAACCGACACGTAACCACGGTTATGACGTTATTGTCGGTGGCGAACTCTTCACTGATTACTCCGATCACCCTCGCAAACTTGTCACGCTAAACCCGAAACTCAAATCAACAGCTGCAGGCCGTTATCAACTTCTTTCACGTTGGTGGGATGCTTACCGCAAGCAGCTTGGGCTGAAAGACTTCTCTCCCAGAAGCCAGGACTCAGTGGCATTACAGCAGATTAAAGAGCGTGGCGCTTTACCGATGATTGACCGCGGCGATATTCGTCAGGCAATCGACCGTTGCAGCAATATCTGGGCTTCACTGCCGGGCGCTGGTTATGGTCAGTTCGAGCATAAGGCTGACAGCCTGATTGCAAAATTCAAAGAAGCGGGCGGAACGGTCAGAGAGATTGAGGTATGAGCAGAGTCACCGCGATTATCTCCGCTCTGGTTATCTGCATCATCGTCTGCCTGTCATGGGCTGTTAATCATTACCGTGATAACGCCATGACCTACAAAGAGCAGCGCGATAAAGCCGCATCCATCATCGCTGATATGCAGAAGCGTCAACGTGATGTAGCAGAACTCGACGCCAGATACACAAAGGAGCTTGCTGATGCTAACGCGACTATCGAAAGTCTCCGTGCTGATGTTTCTGCTGGTCGTAAGCGCCTGCAAGTCGCCGCCACCTGTGCAAAGTCAACGACCGGAGCCAGCAGCATGGGCGATGGAGAAAGCCCAAGACTTACAGCAGATGCTGAACTCAATTATTACCGTCTCAGAAGTGGAATCGACAGGATAACCGCGCAGGTTAACTACCTGCAGGAATACATCAGGACGCAATGCCTGAAATGATCGGGCGATGAAAACCAAAAAAACAGGAGCAATACATGACTAAGCTTTATCACCGCATCTCAGCTTTTCTCTCTGGGTGCTGGGCGTTTATCACGTCTATTTCGTTCGCCATCTTTAGTTTCGGTAGCACAGCATGCTCGCTTAGTCGGGGTCTGTGGCGTGCTATTTCAGCACTAGCGCCGAAATTTTTACCTGAAAAGGTTGTTTGGCGAATTGTAGAGCGAATGTGTAGTGAGAGCGTTCGCGAGAAGATTAACGTATTTGGACGTCATCCTCGAAATACAGGCGCATTGTGCAGTTCGTTACTGTAGTCATTACAAAGCCCATCTTTGGGTTTGGTTTGTAATTTCGCTGCTGCAATAATCACCAGAAATATGGCATTGTTATTGGTGGTCATATGTCATACCCATCAATTACAAAGGAGCAGACATGTCATCTACAAAATTAGTTAAAACTATCCTTTTCCATGGAGATAATAAATATGAAGTTTATGCAACCTCCGAGTACGCTGACGTAGATAGAATCATTCATTACAAGTTACGCTCATGTAAAAACACAGATGGTTCAGATGGCAAGTCTGAATCTATATGGGTTGTATATAATCCTGCTGTTCAACTACCGGATGATCTGAACTACAAAAAAGTTAGCAACATAGCTCCTTATCTTGAAAAGTTACAATAAACTTCCTTTTCCACATGCTAAAAGCCTCGTATTCGCGGGGCTTTTTATTGTCATTACAAAAGCCACTCCCTACAGAGTGGCTTTGATAATGGTTTATACCCTACACGGGATAACTTAACTGATATCCCTTTTAACGGATAAACGGAGCCAACAATGGCAGAGAATGTCGGCATTATGGCAGTTAAATTTGGATAAATCGGAGATTAGTACATATGCCGCCACGAATCCCGAAAGCCTGCCGTGCTCGAGGTTGCCGTAATACCACCACAGACCCGTCAGGCTACTGCGAAAGCCACAAAAGCGAAGGCTGGAAGCAATACAAGCCAGGCCAGTCCCGCCACCAGCGTGGCTACGGTACCAAGTGGGACAGTATCCGCGCGCGTGTCCTGAAGCGTGACAAAGGCCTGTGTCAGTTATGTCTGCGTGCTGGTGTGGTGCGTGAGGCGAAGACCGTTGACCACATCATCCCTAAATCGCATGGCGGCACTGATGTCGACAGCAATCTGCAGAGCCTGTGCTGGCCGTGTCATAAGGCGAAGACGGCCCGTGAACGGCTGAAGTAAGAACCAGTTCCCACTGCCAGAGGGGAGGGCGGGCCAAATCCCTGTGACCTGACGCCTTCAGGACTGCCCGCCCCATCGTTTTTTTATACCCGCGAAAAATGAAATTTAACCAGGAGTGCCGCATATGGCTGGAACGGCGGGGCGTTCCGGGCGTCGCCCCAAGCCAACGGCGCGCAAGGCGCTGGCCGGAAACCCCGGCAAGCGAGCCCTGAACAAAGATGAACCTGTTTTTACGCCCATCAAAGGTGTTGAGCCACCAGAGTGGTTCGCTGAAGAAGATCTCCCTCTCGCCACGATCATGTGGCAACTGACAACCAAAGAACTCTGCGGTCAGGGCCTGTTGTGCGTGACTGACCTCGCGGTGCTTGAGCGGTGGTGCGTGGCCTATGAGTTCTGGCGACGTGCCGTGAAAAATATTGCCATACAGGGCAACACCATCACCGGTGCAATGGGCGGCAGGGTCAAAAATCCGGAGCTGACCGCCAAAAAAGAACAGGAGTCCGAGATGAGCAGCACGGGGGCAATGCTCGGACTCGACCCCAGCAGCCGCCAGCGTCTGATTGGCCTGGCGGGGCAGAAGAAAGCCACTAACCCGTTTCTGAAAATCATCGAGTCATGAGCCGGAAATCGTACCCCAACGTAAATGCTGCCAATCAGTATGCCCGTGATGTTGTGCGCGGAAAGATTGTGGCCTGCCAGTTTGTGATTCAGGCCTGCCAGCGCCATCTTGATGACCTGATGGCGGAAAAAAGTAAGTCGTTTCGTTACCGCTTCGACAAGGACCTGGCTGAACGGGCCGCCAAATTTATTCAGCTGTTGCCGCACACCAAGGGTGAGTGGGCATTCAAGAGGATGCCCATCACGCTGGAGCCGTGGCAGCTATTTGTGGTCTGCTGTGCGTTTGGCTGGGTCAATAAAGGGTCCCGGCTGCGCCGCTTCCGGGAGGTGTATACCGAAATCCCCCGTAAGAACGGCAAATCGGCAATCTCTGCCGGTGTTGCCCTGTATTGTTTTGCCTGTGATAACGAGTTTGGCGCGGAAGTGTATTCCGGTGCCACGACAGAGAAACAGGCGTGGGAAGTCTTTCGCCCGGCGCGACTGATGTGTAAACGCACACCCATGCTGACGGAAGCGTTCGGGATTGAGGTTAACGCCTCAAACATGAATCGTCCGGAGGATGGCGCGCGGTTTGAACCGCTGATCGGTAATCCCGGTGATGGTTCATCACCCCACTGTGCGGTGGTGGATGAATATCACGAGCACGCCACAGATGCGCTTTACACCACGATGCTTACCGGGATGGGGGCGCGACGTCAGCCACTGATGTGGGCTATCACTACCGCCGGGTACAACATTGAGGGGCCGTGCTACGACAAACGGCGGGAAGTCATCGAGATGCTCAACGGCTCGGTGCCTAACGATGAACTGTTCGGGATCATCTATACCGTTGATGAAGGTGACGACTGGACCGACCCGCAGGTGCTGGAAAAAGCCAATCCAAATATTGGCGTGTCGGTTTATCGCGAATTTTTGTTAAGTCAGCAGCAGCGTGCGAAAAATAACGCCCGTCTGGCAAACGTCTTTAAAACAAAACACCTCAATATCTGGGTGTCGGCGCGTTCGGCGTATTTCAACCTGGTGAGCTGGCAGAGCTGCGAGGATAAATCACTGTCCCTTGAGCAGTTCGAGGGGCAGCCGTGCATTCTGGCCTTTGACCTGGCGCGTAAACTGGATATGAACAGCATGGCGCGACTTTATACCCGCGAGATTGACGGTAAAACGCATTACTACAGTGTAGCCCCGCGTTTCTGGGTACCGTATGACACGGTGTACAGCGTCGAGAAAAATGAAGATAGACGGACAGCCGAACGCTTTCAGAAATGGGTGGAAATGGGCGTCCTGACCGTTACCGATGGTGCAGAGGTGGATTATCGCTACATCCTCGAAGAGGCCAAAGCGGCGAACAAAATCAGCCCGGTCAGTGAGTCACCCATCGACCCCTTCGGGGCGACCGGGCTGTCACATGACCTTGCTGATGAAGATCTGAATCCCGTCACTATCGTCCAGAACTTCGCCAATATGTCCGATCCTATGAAAGAGCTGGAAGCAGCGATTGAATCGGGACGCTTTCATCATGACGGCAATCCCATCATGACCTGGTGTATCGGCAATGTGGTCGGCAAAAACATGCCAGGTAACGATGATTTAGTGAAGCCCGTCAAGGAGCAGGCGGAAAACAAAATCGATGGTGCGGTTGCACTGATTATGACGATCGGTCGGGCAATGCTCAAAGAACCTGACGATTTCCTCTCATCTCTTGATCCGGACGATGATCTCTTAATTCTATGAAATCACTAATTGCTGATGTTATCGGGCTGGCTGGTTTTGGCCTGCTTACGTGCGGGGTTTACCTGCAGTTTGGTATGGCTCCGGCTCTGATTTTGTCCGGTGCTTTACTGCTGGTGGGCGCACTGGCTATGGCCAGAAGGGGGACGCGTGCTGCTTGATGCTCTGTTCAGAAGTAAATCACTGGAGAATCCTTCCACCCCGATAACCGGGGATGCCGTTGATACTGATGGGCTGTTCCGGGCAGACGTTTATGTCAGTCCTGAGACTGCGATGAAACTGGCTGCGGTGTATTCCTGTATCTATGTCCTGTCTTCCAGCCTTGCCCAGATGCCGTTGCATGTTATGCGCAGGTACAAGGGGAAGGTTGAACCCGCACGCGATCATCCTGCGTTTTATCTGGTTCATGATGAGCCCAATACCTGGCAAACCAGCTACAAATGGCGCGAACTGAAGCAACGTCACATCCTTGGCTGGGGGAATGGATATACCTGGGTGAAACGTAATCGTCGCGGTGAAGTCATATCCCTGGATTGCTGTATGCCGTGGGAAACGACGCTGATGAATACTGGTGGCCGATATACCTACGGTTTGTACAACGAATATGGGGCGTTTGCGATCAGTCCGGACGATATGATCCACATCCGTGCGCTGGGTAATAATCAGAAGATGGGGCTGAGTCCGATTATGCAACATGCCGAAACAATAGGCATGGGGATGAGCGGTCAGAAGTACACAGAAAGCTTCTTCAGCGGTAATGCCCGTCCGGCGGGGATAGTATCCGTTAAAAGCGGACTCAATAAGGAAAGCTGGGGCTGGCTTAAAGATCAGTGGCAGAAGGCATCGCAGGCGTTACGCCGCCAGGAAAACAAAACCATGCTGCTGCCAGCCGATCTGGATTACAAGGCACTGACTGTGTCGCCAGTTGACGCTCAGATCATTGACATGATGAAGCTGAACCGTTCAATGATCGCCGGTATTTTCAATATTCCTGCGCACATGATTAATGACCTCGAAAAAGCCACCTTCTCCAATATTTCTGCGCAGGCGATTCAGTTTGTCCGCTACACGATGATGCCGTGGGTGACGAACTGGGAGCAGGAGCTTAACCGTCGCTTGTTTACCCGCGCTGAGTTAGCCGCCGGGTATTACGTCAGGTTCAATCTGACGGGGCTTTTACGCGGAACTCCGCAGGAGCGCGCGCAATTCTATCACTTCGCTATTACCGATGGATGGATGAGCCGTAATGAGGCCCGCGCATTCGAGGATATGAATCCGGTTGAAGGGCTGGATGAGATGCTGGTAAGCGTGAATGCTGCTAACCCGGCAGGAGATTTTAAGCCCCCAAAAAACGATGAGGGAAAAACCAATGAATGACCGTGAAATCCGTTGTTACAGCGGTGAGGTGCGTGCTGAGCGGCATGACGATAACCCGGCGCACATTATCGGTTATGGATCGGTGTTTGACTGTCGTTCTGAGCTGATATTCGGTTCATTCCGCGAAATCATCCGGCCCGGCGCTTTTGACGATGTGCTTGGTGATGATGTACGCGCACTGTTTAACCACGATCCTAATTTTATTCTTGGGCGTAGTGCAGCAGGCACGCTGAATCTTTCAGTTGATGAGCGCGGATTACGCTATGACATCCAGGCTCCGGAGACACAGACCATTCGTGATCTGGTGCTGGCCCCGATGCAACGTGGAGATATTAACCAGTCATCTTTCGCTTTCCGTGTCGCCCGTGACGGTGAGGAGTGGTATCAGGATGAGGACGGGGTTGTTATTCGCGAGATAACCCGCTTTTCCCGTCTGCTGGATGTCAGTCCTGTGACATATCCTGCCTATCAGGAGGCTGACTCGGCTGTTCGCTCCATGAAAGCATGGCAGGAGGCGCGCAACAGTGGCGCGCTACAGAAAGCCATTAATCAACGTATGGCGCGTGAACGCGTCCTGACCCTTCTTAACGCGTAAAGGAAACATCATGAAACTGCATGAACTGAAACAGAAACGTAATACTATCGCAACTGACATGCGCGCCCTGAATGAAAAAATTGGTGATAACGCATGGACGGAAGAGCAGCGCACTGAGTGGAACAAAGCAAAATCCGAACTGGAAGCGCTTGATGAACGAATTGCACGCGAAGAAGAACTGCGTCGTCAGGATCAGGCGTACATTGAAAGCAATGAGGAAGAGCAGCGTCAGAATCTTGATCCGGAAAACAATCCGCAACATGATGAGAAACGAGCTCAGGTTTTTGATAAGTGGATGCGTCACGGTGCCAGTGAGCTGACATCAGAAGAACGAAAGGCGTTGCGTGAACTTCGTGCCCAGGGGGTAGCTCAGGATGAAAAGGGCGGATATACCGTACCAGAAACATTCCTGGCGAAAGTTGTTGAGAAGATGAAATCCTACGGTGGCATCGCCAGTGTGGCGCAGATTCTGACCACTTCTGACGGTCGCACTATGGAGTGGGCAACAGCTGATGGTACTTCCGAAGTTGGTGTTCTGCTGGGCGAAAATGAAGAAGCCGGTGAAGAAGACACCGATTTCGGTATGGGAAGTCTTGGGGCGCTCAAAATGACATCGAAAATCATTCGTGTGTCTAATGAGTTGCTGCAGGACAGCGCGATCGATATGGAAGCTTATCTTGCCCGTCGCATTGCTGAACGTATTGGTCGTGGTGAAGCCCGTTATCTGATTCAGGGAACTGGTGCTGGTACGCCTAAACAACCCAAAGGGCTGGTCGCATCTGTGACCGGCACAACCCAGACTGCCGCGGCAAATACGGTGAAGTGGCAGGAAATTCTGGCTCTGAAACACAGCATTGATCCTGCATATCGTCGCGGGCCGAAATTCCGCCTGGCGTTTAACGATAATACGCTGAAACTGATCAGTGAGATGGAAGACGGTCAGGGACGCCCTTTATGGTTGCCGGATATTGTTGGTGTGGCACCTGCTTCAGTGTTGAATGTACCGTATGTCATTGATCAGGAAATTGATGATATCGGGGCGGGTAAAAAATTCATGTTCTGTGGTGACTTTGATCGCTTCATTATCCGTCGTGTGCGATACATGATTCTTAAACGTCTGGTTGAGCGTTACGCGGAATATGATCAGACCGGTTTTCTGGCCTTCCATCGTTTTGACTGTATCCTGGAAGACACCTCTGCCATTAAAGCGCTGGTGGGGAAAGGTAGCGTTGGTGGTTGATTAGTCTTTTTACGTAATACAGCACGCCGCGTAATGCGGTTTTTTTGTGCCCGCGTTCTGGCGGGCACAGGAGGTTTTATGCTGTTAAAAATGGAAGAGATTAAGCTTCAGCTCCGTCTGGATGATGATTTCTCTGATGAAGATGAGTTGCTTGAACTGCTTGGTAAGGCCGCTCAGAGTCGTACGGAAAACTTCCTTAACCGTAAGTTGTATGCAACCGCAGATGACAGGCCTGCGGATGATCCTGATGGGCTTGTGATATCTGATGATGTGAAGCTGGCGCTTCTGCTCCTTGTCAGCCATTTCTACGAAAACCGCTCAACGGTTACAGACGTTGAGAAAATGGAGTTGCCAATGAGTTTTAACTGGTTGGTTGTTCCTTATCGCCTTATACCACTATGAAAATTCGTCAGGCGCAGACCAGCGCAACCTACATTCTGCCGGACCCCGGCGAACTGAATAAACGCGTCCTGATCCGCCAGCGGGTGGATATGCCCGCGGATAACTTTGGCGTGGAGCCTCAATACCCGGTTGCGTTCCGGGCATGGGCGAAGGTTATCCAGACCAGTGCCACCACCTGGCAGGAAACCGCGCAGACCGGAGACGCCATCACCCATTACATCACCATTCGCTACCGCCGGGGGATCACTGCTGATTATGAGGTGGTCTGTGATGACAGTGTGTACCGGGTGAAACGTCAGCGCGATCTGAACGGGGCGCGGCGCTTTCTGCTGCTGGAGTGTACGGAACTGGGCGAATTTACGCAGAGTCACGGAGGCAGCAATGGCGACTCCCTTTTTTCACGTTGATGTTCAGCAGCCCGCGGAGATGCGCTTTAACCGCGCCCGTGTCCGGCGGGCGTTTGTCACGATTGGGCAGCGTCATATGCGTGATGCCCGTCGGCTGGTGATGCGCCGTGCGCGGTCGGCACCGGGTGAAAACCCCGGTTATCAGACCGGACGCCTGGCTCGTTCGATTGGTTACATGGTGCCGAGAGCCAGTAAAAAGCGAGCCGGTTTTATGACACGCATTGCCCCTAACCAGCGCAACGGGAAGGGGAACCGGATGATCTCTGGTGACTTCTATCCGGCGTTTCTGTTTTTTGGTGTCCGGGGAGGAGCAAAACGTCGTCGTAGTCATCATCGTGGTGCATCCGGTGGCAGCGGCTGGCGGCTGGCTCCACGTAATAACTTTATGGTGGAAACGCTTGAAAAGAACCGCAGCTGGACACGCTATTTTCTGGCGCGGGAATTGCGTAAATCACTGAAGCCGGAGCGACGACACAGATGAAACTGACGCCTGTTATTGCTGCGCTGCGTGCCCGCTGCCCGTATTTTGAAAACCGGGTAGCAGGCGCGGCACAGTTCAAAAATCTGCCGGAGGTCGGAAAGCTGAGACTCCCGGCGGCGTATGTGGTACCGGGTGATGACTCTCCGGGAGAAAACAAAAGCCAGACCGACTACTGGCAGGAGCTGAAAGAGGGCTTCTCCGTGGTTGTCATACTGAGTAACGGGCGTGATGAGCGCGGTCAGTTTGCCTCGTATGATGTGGTGGACGATGTCCGGCAGATGCTCTTTAAGGCTCTGCTGGGCTGGAACCCGGAAGCGTGCGGTAACCCGATTACCTATGACGGCGGCACGCTGCTGGATCTGAATCGTCATGAGCTGATTTATCAGTTCGATTTTTCGGTCATCAGCGAGCTGACCGAAGACGATACCCGCCAGCAGGATGACCTGAACAGTCTGGATGAACTGCGAACGCTGGCGATTGATGTTGATTATCTCGATCCCGGTAACGGGCCTGACGGCGATATCGAACATCACACCGAAATAACCCTTCCTTCCTGAGAATCTTCATGTTTGTGAAACCTGTTAAAGGGCGGTCAGTTCCTGACCCTGCCCGCGGCGACCTTTTGCCCGCCGAGGGGCGAAATGTTGATGAGAACAACTACTGGCTGCGCCGTGAAGCAGCGGGTGATATCCGGCGCGTGAATGAAAAGGTGAATACCGATGACGAGCTTTAACACCATTCCGTCGAATACGCTGGTTCCGATTTTTTATGCGGAAATGGATAACTCGGCGGCGAATACTGCACAGGACAGCGGAGCATCGCTGCTGATTGGTCATGCCAATAACGGTGCAGAGATTGTTGCCAACAGTCTGGTGCTGATGCCATCGGCAGACTATGCACGCCAGATTTGTGGTGCGGGAAGTCAGCTGGCGCGTATGGTCGAGGCTTATCGCCAGACCGACCCGTTTGGTGAACTGTATGTGATTGCCGTTCCTGAATCCACGGGCGCGGCGGCAACAGTTACGCTGACGGTGACCGGCGCGGCAACCGAAACCGGCACGGTGAATGTTTATGTGGGACGTACCCGCGTGCAGGCACCGGTGACCAACGGCGATAACGTCGCGACGATTGCCAGCAGTATCAAAGATGCCATCAATGCCGTTCCGACCCTGCCGTTTACTGCCTCATCTTCGGCAGGCGTGGTCACACTGACCGCGCGTCATAAGGGGCTTTGCGGGAATGAAATTCCTGTCAGCCTCAATTACTACGGCTTTGGTGGGGGCGAAGTGCTGCCAGCGGGCGTACAGATTGCCGTGGCGACGGGTACCGCCGGAACGGGCGCTCCTGTTCTCACCGGCGCGGTGGCTGCAATGGCGGATGAGCCGTTTGATTATATCGGCCTGCCGTTCAACGACACGGCCTCCGTTAACACGCTGGTGACCGAGATGAACGATACCAGCGGTCGCTGGAGCTATGCGCGTCAGCTGTATGGTCATGTGTATACGGCAAAGATCGGCACGCTGTCAGAACTGGTGACCGCAGGTGACCAGTTTAACCAGCAGCACATTACCCTGGCGGGATACGAAAAAGAGACCCAGACGCCTGCCGACGAGCTGGCGGCAAGCCGTACCGCCCGCGCAGCGGTGTTTATTCGCAACGATCCGGCACGTCCCACGCAGACCGGTGAGCTGGTGGGTATGCTGCCTGCGCCGAAGGGGAAACGGTTCACGATGACCGAACAACAGACCCTGCTGTCTCATGGCGTGGCAACGGCGTATGTCGAAAGCGGGGTGCTGCGCATTCAGCGTGATGTCACCACGTACAGGAAAAACGCTTACGGTGTTGCGGATAACAGCTACCTCGACAGCGAGACGCTGCATACCAGCGCGTATGTGCTGCGCAAACTGAAATCCGTCATTACCAGTAAGTACGGGCGTCACAAGCTTGCCAGCGACGGTACCCGCTTTGGTCCCGGTCAGGCGATTGTCACCCCGGCGGTGATCAAAGGGGAACTGCTGGCAACCTACCGTCAGCTTGAGCGTGCGGGGATCGTGGAAAACTACGAACTGTTTAAGCAGTACCTGGTTGTGGAGCGTGATGCCAGCGATCCGAACCGCCTGAACACGCTGTTCCCGCCTGACTATGTTAACCAGTTGCGTGTCTTTGCCGTGGTTAACCAGTTCCGTCTTCAGTATTCAGAGGAGTCTGCATAATGGCCCGTATCGGGGGAACCTGTTATTTCAAAATTGACGGTCAACAGCTATCGCTGACCGGCGGCATTGAGGTGCCCATGAACAGGACGGTCAATGATGACATCATCGGCCTGGACGGTTCAGTGGACCGCAAGGAAACTCACCGTGCGCCTTATGTCAAAGGGACTTTCAAGGTGCCGAAGAATTTTCCGGTGAACAAAATCACCTCGTCTGATGAGATGACTATCACTGCCGAGCTGGCGAACGGTCAGGTCTATGTACTGTCGTCTGCCTGGCTGCACGGCGAAGCGAACCATAATGCCGAAGAAGGTACGGTTGATCTTGAGTTCCACGGTGAAGAAGGGGATTACCAGTAATGAAAGAGCTTGAGTTAAAGAAACCGATTACTGCTCATGGCGAGACACTCTCCGTACTGGAGTTTGATGAGCCTACCGGGAAGGATGTCCGCGAGCTGGGGTATCCCTACCAGATGAATCAGGATGAGTCAGTCAAACTTCTGGCGCATGTGGTGTCGAAATACATTGTGCGGCTGGCGAAAGTGCCGCAAAGCTCTGTCGACCAGATGTCTCCGGCAGACCTGAATGCAGCGGCGTGGCTTGTGGCTGGTTTTTTCCTCCAGGCCTGACGGCTGAATACCTCACTGATCGCTTCTTTGACTGCGCCAGCTACTGGCGCATTAATCCTTTCGAATTGCTGAATATGCCGATCAGTGAAATTCCCTTACTGGTCAGTCAGGCAAACAGGATAGAGCAGGAGAAACGCACACATGGCTGAATTTGAGCTTAAGGCGTTGATCACCGGTGTCGACAGGCTTTCTCCCGCGCTGTCGAAAATGCAAAAGAAAATCCGGGGATTTAAACGCCAGGCGGAAGAAGCGTCACAGGGTGGGCTGGCGCTTGGTGGCGGACTGGCAGCGGGTCTGACGCTTTCCCTGAAATCTTATGCCGATCAGGAAAACGCCGCCACCGGGCTGAAAGTCGCCATGATGGATGCGAACGGCGAGGTTGGAAAGAGCTTTCAGGACATCAATAAACTGGCTATTGGCCTGGGTAACCAGCTACCTGGTACAACGGCTGATTTCCAGAACATGATGCAGATGCTGGTGCGTCAGGGGATCCCGGCAGAAAACATTCTGGGTGGTGTGGGTAAAGCGACAGCTTATCTTGCGGTACAACTGAAAAAAACACCGGAAGCGGCTGCTGAGTTTGCAGCAAAGATGCAGGATGCTACCGGAACGGCGTCAGAAGACATGATGGGGCTGTTCGACACTATCCAGAAGGCGTTTTATCTGGGCGTTGACGATACCAACATGTTGTCCTTCTTCACTAAAACCAGTTCTGTTCTGAAGATGGTGAACAAGGATGGTCTTCAGGCTGCACAGAGCCTTGCCCCCATCAGCGTCATGATGGATCAGATGGGGATGAACGGGGAGTCGGCAGGTAATGCCCTGCGAAAAGTTATCCAGTCCGGATTAAGTGTTAAGAAAATCAGGGACGTCAATAAAGTCATGGCCCGCCAGAAACTCGGGGTACAGCTCGATTTTACTGACGGCAAAGGAAGTTTTGGCGGTCTTGATAACATGTTCAGGCAACTGGCAAAGTTGCGAAAACTGACCGACGTTAAGCGAACCGGTGTACTTAAGGCAATATTTGGTGATGATGCCGAAACCCTTCAGGTGGTCAATGCCCTGATCGATAAAGGAAAGGATGGCTACGATCAGATCCAGCAGAAGATGAATAAACAGGCCAGCCTGAATAAACGTGTTCAGGCTCAGCTTGGTACGCTGTCCAACTTGTGGGAGGCAATGACGGGGACCGCAACTAACGGTCTTGCAGCTATTGGCGGCGCATTTTCTGGTGACGCTAAAAATATCACGCAATGGCTGGGGGAGTTAGGGGAAAAATTCACGAAGTTTGCGGATGAAAATCCCCGGGTTATTCGCGGCGTCGTCGGGCTTGCTGCCGGTCTTGCGATTCTGAAGCTGGGATTGATGGGCGTGGGCAGTGCCATCAGTATTGTCAGCAGGATCATGTCGATGACGCCGATTGGCATGATTGCGACGGCGATAGCCCTGGCTGCGGGATTAATTATCACTAACTGGGATGTTGTCGGACCTTATTTTAAGAAACTCTGGGAAACCATTGGTCCTTATTTTGAGACTGGCTGGGAACTTCTTAAGAAGGTTTTTGCCTGGTCGCCGCTGGGGATGGTGATCAATAACTGGGGACCGGTTGTTAAGTGGTTTCAGGATATGTGGGACAAGCTGAAGCCAATTATTGAGTGGTTTACCGACAGTTCCGGTGACACGGTCGATGCCATTAACTCTGCGCAGTGGGGCGCGGGTGCTTATGATGCTTATGGGACGGGAATACCGGCGCGGGGATACACACCTTATCCGGCGGTGGATCCGGCTCAGTCAAACAACGCCTCCGATGCCACAGGCCCGAATCCCTTCATGATTAACAAAGCTTCTGCGCCAAAAGTTGATGGTGAGATCAAGGTCTCTTTTGTGAATTCGCCTCCGGGGATGCGGGTTATGGAAACGCGATCCAGCGGTTTTGATGTCAGCCATGATGTTGGCTATACGCGCTTTGGCAGGTAATGAAAAATTAATCTGTTAATGAGTCCCACTCCGGTGGGATTTTTTATGTACGGAGTTTATATGACGTGGAAAGACAGACTTCAGGACGCGTCATTTCGCGGTGTGCCGTTTAAGGTTGAAGAAGAAAGTGCGGGAACCGGCCGTCGTGTGGAAACACACGAATATCCGAACCGCGACAAACCCTATACCGAAGATCTGGGAAAAGTCACTTTCCGCCCGTCCATCACGGCTTATGTGGTGGGCGATGACTGCTTTGACCAGCGCGATCGCCTGATTGACGCGCTGAATAAACCCGGTCCCGGCACGCTTGTCCATCCGACATACGGTGAGCTGAAAGTCTGTGTTGACGGGGAAGTTCGGGTCAGCACATCGAAGAATGAAGGGCGTATTGTCCGCTTTGACCTGAAGTTTGTCGAAGCGGGAGAACTCTCTTACCCCACATCAGGTGCGGCGACGGCGCAGACGCTGATGTCATCCTGTTCTGCACTGGATGACTGCATCAGTGACAGTTTCAGAGGTTTCAGTATCGATGGCGTGGCGGATTTTGTGCAGAACGACGTCGTCGGTAATGCCAGCACAATGCTGGGGTATGTTTCTGATGCGATGAAAGTGGTGGATTCTGCCGTATCGGATGCCGCCAGGCTGTTGCAGGGGGATATCTCGGTACTTCTGCCGCCGCCATCGTCAGGCAAAAATTTCGTTGAGCAGGTGCAGAAAATGTGGCGTACCGGGAAACGCCTTTATGGTAACGCCAGCGACCTGGTCACCATGATCAAAACGCTTTCCGGTGTTAGCCTTGGCAGCGATCTGCAACCGCGCGGCGTCTGGAAAACGGACAGTAAAACCACCGCCACGGCGACACAGCAGCGTAACGTGGTTGCCAGCATCCTTCGTACGACCGCAATCAGCGAAGCGGCGTATGCCGTCACCCGATTGCCTGCGCCAACAACTTCCGCGGTGATGCAGAATGCCGCAGTGGGGCAGGCAACAACACCCGCGCAGAGCACTGGCTGGCCTTCCGTCACGCATCCGGCACTGAACAATGCACCGGCGGTGAAAAGCACGGTTGACCTGCCAACGTGGGAAGAACTGACTGACATTCGCGACACACTGAATACGGCAATTGATAAGGAGTTGTCCCGTACAACCAGTGATGCGCTGTTTCTGGCGCTGCGCCGGGTGAAAGCAGATCTGAATGCGGATATCAACACGCGCCTTGAACAGTCTGCACGGATCATTCAGCGCACGCCGGATGAGGTTTTACCCGCGCTGGTGCTGGCGGCGACCTGGTTTGATAACGCGGCGCGTGACGGGGACATTATCCGGCGTAATGCCATTACGCATCCCGGCTTTGTGCCGGTGATCCCTCTGAAGGTGCCAGTGCAATGAACGATAACGTCACGCTACGGGTAAATGGCCGGGAGTGGAATGGCTGGACATCGGTGCGCATCGGTGCCGGTGTTGAACGACTGGCGCGGGATTTCAGTGTGGAGATCACCCGCCAGTGGCCGGGAGATGAGGGTATCACCACGCTTCAGCCGCGCATTAAAAACGGTTCAAAAGTGGAAGTGCTGATTGGTGATGAGCTGGTGATCACTGGCTGGGTGGAGGCGACGCCCGTTCGTTACGATGCCCGTTCGGTCAGCATCGGTATTGCCGGACGTAGTCTGACCGCTGACCTGATTGACTGTGCAGCCGAACCGACACAGTTTAACGGACGATCGCTGGTACAGATTGCGCAGGCGCTTGCTGCGCCTTTCGGCATTGAGGTGGTGAACAGCGGTGCGCCGTCGGGTGTTATTCCTGATGTCCAGCCTGATCACGGTGAAACGGTGATCGAGGTGATCAACAAAATACTCGGTCAGCAGCAGGCGCTGGCTTACGACGACTCGCACGGCAGGCTGGTGATTGGCGGTATTGGCTCAACGCGGGCACATACCGCGCTGGTACTCGGGGAAAACATCCTTTCCTGCGATACGGAGAAGAGTATCCGGGAGCGGTTTTCTGTTTACCAGGTGGCGGGGCAGCGTGCCGGAAACGACGATGATTTCGGTGAGGCCACCACCACCGCGCTGCGGGCCCGCACAGAAGACGCATTTATTGCCCGTTACCGTCCGATGTATATCAGGCAGACAGGGCAGGCTACGGGGGCAGGCTGTATTGCGCGTGCTGACTTTGAAGCCCGGCAACGGGCGGCGCGGACGGATGAAACCACCTATGTGGTGCAGGGCTGGCGACAGGGTAACGGTACGCTGTGGCAGCCCAACCAGCGGGTGATTGTCTTCGATCCGGTCTGTGGTTTCGACAATACCGAACTGCTTGTCTCGGAAGTCACGTTTACTCAGGACCAGAACGGCACCCTGACGGAAATCCGTGTCGGCCCGCCTGATGCTTATCTGCCTGAACCCGAAGCCCCCGGCGCGCGGAAAAAGAAAAAAGCCAGAGTACAGGAGGACCCGTTCTGATGAGGACGATTGAAGCCATGCAGCGACAACTTCTCGGCCTGATTGGGCGGGCAGTGGTGAAAAGCATCAGTGCTGCCACGAAATGTCAGACCGTGGATGTGTCCCTGATTGCCGGTGAACCCAAAGCCGGGGTTGAACATCTTGAACCCTACGGTTTTACCGCAAGGGCAAACAGCGGTGCGGAAGCGGTGGTGTTGTTTCCGGATGGTGACCGTTCTCATGCGGTGGTTGTTACGGTGTCGGACCGGCGCTACCGCCTGAAAGGGCTGCAGACGGGTGAGGTGGCGGTCTATGACGATCAGGGGCAGTCCGTGACGCTGACCCGGGAGGGGATTGTGGTGGACGGTGCAGGGAAAACGATCACGTTTCGCAATGCACCTGAAGCACGTTTTGAAATGGACCTGGAAGTGACCGGACAGGTGAAAGACCTGTGCGACTCCGGCGGCACTACCATGTCAGCGATGCGGCTTGCCTATAACGGCCATCGTCACAGAGAGAACGGTCAGGGCAGTAACACCGACAAACCTGATAGAGCGATGGAGGCATGATGGAACTGTGGCTGACGGTGAACGGTAAACGCACCTGCGCCAGCGCACCGCTGGATCCGCTGACCCGCGCCGTGGTGATTTCCCTGTTTACCTGGCGGCGGGCGGAGCCTGATGACAACGCCGATGTCCCGATGGGATGGTGGGGGGATACCTGGCCTGCGGTACAGAATGACCGTTACGGCTCCCGACTGTGGCTGCTTCAGCGCAGCAAACTGACCAATCAGCTGGTGCAGACGGTAAGGGGGTATATCCGCGAATGCCTGCAATGGATGATTGATGACGGCGTGGTGTCCCGTATTGATCTGGATATCCGCCGCACCGGGATTAATGAACTGGGTAACAGTATCACTCTCTGGCGTCGTGACGGACCGGTAATGATTTCTTTTGATGATCTGTGGAGTGCGATAACGCATGGCGGACAGTGAATTTCAGCGCCCGACGCTGGCAGAAAATATCAGTATGCTCCGTAACGATTTATTCGCCAGGCTGGACGTCAGCGACACGCTCCGGCGCATGGATGAAGACGTGCGGGCAAAGGTGTATGCGGCGGCGCTGCATACGGTTTACGGTTACATCGATTATCTGGCAATGAACATGCTGCCTGACCTGTGCGATGAGTCCTGGCTGGCGCGACATGCTGCGATGAAACGGTGTCCGCGCAAGGGGGCCACGGCTGCCAGCGGGTATATGCGCTGGGAAGGTGTCAGCGATGGCCTGAAGGTGACCGCCGGGAGTGTTATTCAGCGCGATGACCTGGTTCAGTACACGGCAACTGCCGATGCAACCAGCGCCGGTGGTGTCCTGCGCGTGCCGATCGCCTGCTCAAGTGCAGGTGCGGTCGGTAACGCTGACGACGGTACGGCATTAATCCTGGTCACGCCGGTGAATGGTCTGCCGTCTTCCGGTGTGGCTGACACCCTTACAGGCGGATTTGATACTGAAGAGCTGGAAACGTGGCGCGCCCGCGTCATTGAGCGGTATTACTGGACGCCGCAGGGCGGGGCTGACGGGGACTATGTCGTCTGGGCTAAAGAAGTGCCCGGCATTACCCGCGCATGGACATACCGACACTGGATGGGAACGGGGACTGTCGGTGTGATGATTGCCAGCAGCGACCTGATTAATCCCATTCCGGAAGAGTCAACGGAAACGGCGGCAAGACAACATATCGAGCCACTGGCCCCGGTGGCAGGCTCTGATTTGTATGTATTCAGGCCGGTGGCGCATAAAGTGGATTTTCATATCCGCGTGACGCCGGACACACCGGAAATACGGGCTGCCATCACCGCCGAGTTGCGTTCGTTCCTGCTGCGTGATGGTTATCCGCAGGGAGAACTGAAGGTGTCGCGTATCAGTGAAGCGATTTCCGGTGCGAACGGGGAATACAGCCATCAGTTGCTTGCACCGGCAGACAATATCTCCATTGCAAAAAATGAACTGGCGGTACTGGGGACGATTTCATGGACGTGACAAACGATGATTACATCCGTCTGTTGTCGGCACTGTTGCCCTCCGGTCCGGCGTGGTCAGCCAGCGATCCGGCGATTGCCGGTGCGGCACCGTCATTAACCCGCGTTCATCAGCGTGCGGATGCCCTGATGCGGGAGCTGGATCCGCGCACCACCACTGAACTGATAAACCGCTGGGAGCGTCTGTGCGGCCTGCCGGATGAATGTATTCCGGCGGGAACGCAGACCCTTCGCCAGCGTCAGCAACGGCTGGATGCGAAGGTTAATCTGGCGGGCGGCATCAATGAGGATTTTTACCTTGCACAGCTTGCTGCCCTGGGCAGACCAGATGCCACCATCACGCGATACGACAAAAGCACGTTCACCTGCTCATCGGTCTGTACTGACGCGGTGAATGCGCCGGAATGGCGGTATTACTGGCAGGTCAACATGCCAGCTGCCACCAACACCACCTGGATGACATGTGGCGATCCCTGTGATTCCGCACTGCGTATCTGGGGCGACACCGTTGTCGAGTGCGTGCTTAACAAACTCTGCCCTTCGCATACCTACGTAATTTTTAAATATCCGGAGTAATCCATGCATCGTATAGACACGAAAACCGCGCAGAAGGATAAGTTCGGCGCGGGTAAGAACGGTTTTACCCGTGGTAACCCCCAGACCGGCACGCCTGCCACCGATCTGGATGATGACTACTTTGACATGTTGCAGGAAGAACTTTGTAGCGTGGTGGAGGCCTCCGGTGCCAGCCTGGAGAAGGAGCGGCACGACCAGTTGCTTACCGCGCTTCGTGCGCTGCTGTTAAGCCGCAAGAATCCGTTTGGTGATATCAAATCGGATGGCACGGTGAAAACGGCTCTCGAAAACCTTGGTTTGGGAGATGGCTCGGGGCGTTACAGCAAAACTGTCGTTTTTTCATCGTCGGGTTCATATACGTGGCCAGCTGACGTAAAACGAATTGACGTTATTCTGACTGCGGCGGGCGGCGGTGGCGGTGGATGTAACGCGGAGAACGCAAATCAGACATTTTCAGGGGCTGGCGGAGGAGCCGGAGGTACTGTTTTTGCCACTATTTATGCGACAGACAACGATGCCGGGCCAGGAACCTATACAGTGACAATTGGCAGCGGTGGTAGTGGTGCCAATGGGTCAGGGTCTGGAAATAATGGCGGTAATAGTTCGTTCATGACATTAACTGCGCTCGGCGGCCAGGGGGGGCAATGGGGCGGCGCTACAAATACCGCTGGCGGGCGCGGTGGCTCAGGCTCTGGCGGTTATAAAACTGAACAAGGCGGAGACGGTTCAGACGGACAGGCGGGCCAGGCGCTATTAGTAGGCAATGGGGCATCGAGCTATTGGGGTGGCGGCGGCCGCGCTGGGCAACTGAGCGGTAATCCTGGAGTTTGCTCTGGCTCCGGCGGCGGGGGTGCATACGATAATAGCTATTCACACACGTCAGGACGTGGCGGGCACGGAGCTAATGGCGTGCTGGTAATTCGGGAGTACATGTAAATGAATGATATCTATGCAGTTGTTGATAATAACGTTGTTATTAATGTCATTATCTGGGACGGAATTTCTGAATGGAAACCAGAGGCTGGTAATTTAGTTCCGTTAAACGGCGATGCTGGCATCGGTTGGTCATATTCAGACGGAGTATTTACCGCGCCACCTCCCCCAGAACGCTCTCACAACGCGTTAGTTGCGGAGGCTGAGCTGCAGAAATCAGCACTACTGACCGTAGCAAATAACGCAATAGCACCGCTGCAGGATGCCGTTGATTTGGAAATGGTGACAGACGATGAACAGGCGTTACTGCTGGCGTGGAAAAAATACAGGGTACTGCTGAACCGTGTTGATACCTCAGCGGCACCCGAAATAGAGTGGCCTACGCAACCGGGGGAGCGGGCCAGTTGATATCAGGCGCAGCGTCAGCATCAACTGCTGTCACTGCGTCGATGTAGTCGAGTACCGCATTCAGCCGCGTTTTTTCATCATCAGTCAGTTTGCGGCCTGCACTTCTCCGTTGACATCTTTGTTATATGGTACAACTGCGCAGAGGCCTGTCTCTTCAATTGTGCCAGTTGAATACTACGATACAACGCTCGGCCTTCCTATTTGGTGGAACATAACCACATCCACATGGAAAAGAGCTGATGGTGCAGATGTATAATTCTGGTGCCGCGCATGCGGCACCAATAAAAAACATATTAAACTAAAGTGAATCTATTCCATTTTTCCAAATAAGAACTTTTTTGTCTTGTATTTTATGAGTGCTATCAGGCTGCCCAAACTGTTTTATAGCCTTTTCCTCTTGCTCTACATCATCAGCAATTAAAAAATTAGCTCCTTTTTGGTACCATTCTTTTTTTGATAACCAATTATATGGTGTGAATCTATCACCATACGACTCAAATGGAGCTACGTTGATATCACTAAATCCAGCAACAGATGATGCAAACCAAAATGATGCATAACCTCTTTGTAGTTTATTTTTTATTAAGAAATCTCTTAATTCTATTGTAATATCATTTTTATTAACAATGTTTTTTGTTGTTGCCATCGTTGGCAACGATAACGCAATAACGATTAATGATATTAGTAAATTTGTCTTCACTGGTAAGGAGAAAGAATTTCTAGCAATCACAATTGACATGAAAATAAACGTTGGGACTATGTATCTAATTGAGAAAAGATTTGTTGGCCTGTCACTTGAAACATAGGCAATCAACATGACTAATGATGATACAATAAGAACCTGGTCAATAAAATCAATTTCTTTAAATTTAAGAATGTTTTTATAAGATAAAAATAAGAATACAAAAATGAAAAACACCTTTATCATGGTGAATAATGAGTTAAAGCCACCTATCTCCATTCCAAACGCGTACCCACCAAAAAATTTGAATACGCCCATGATAACAAGAGATATGTTGCTTGTTATTTGTTGAAACTCTACTATGTGAGGTTTGGTTATGCCTGGCAGGTTAAATCCACCAAGCTTAATGAATATAAATGATATGAGCTCAGCAATAAATATAGATGATATAGTGAAAACCAACAATAACAAATCATTAGTATTCAACGAATCTCTTTTCATTAGAGAAGCATACATTCTATATATGCAAACAAAAACTATAGGTATTATAAAGGCATATTTAGATATATCATCACTAAAAACAAGCAACGATAACATAAATACATATGGAAAAAGTAATTTTAAATCATTTTTCTTTCTGTATCTATCTATTATTAGTATGATCGCCAGCATGTAAATGTACGCACCAATATGTATACATGCTATAAGCATTATACTTGATGAGAAAACCGTTGGAATTCCAAATACAGAAAGAACAGGCCATAACGATGCCCTGCTTTTAGTATGAGAGATATATAGCGATAGTGTTACTAACATAGACATGAAAATTCCAGGCACAATATAGTACAGATTTTCATTAAATCCTATTATTTTTATCGCTATAGCATATGGTATTATTTCTGTGAAATAGAATGATACAGTTGATAAATCCCACCCACTGAGAAAAATATTTCCTTCAGTAATATCCCTTGCCTCTCTGAATGAAGACATGACATCTGAGTTTGGAATTATGTTTTTAGCAATCATTGAGTAAATTATTGATAATACAATAAATGTTGCCAGCCAATATAAAAGCTCAAGCTTCTTGCTCATTTTTTACCCTTAAGTACATACTTTGGACGCTGCTTAACTTCAATGTAAATTCTACCAATATACTCACCGAGCACTCCAATCCCAATTAACTGGATGCCGCCAAGAAATAATATTGATACAAGAATTGAAGGGTATCCAGGTACATTATTACCAAAAATTAATTTATCAATTATCATCCATGAACCGTATGTAAATGATATACATGCAATAAATAACCCAATATAGGTCCACATGCGAAGCGGGAATGTTGAGAAGCTAGTGATCCCTTCCAGCGCCAAGTTCCATAGCTTCCATCCATTGAACTTTGTGCTTCCTGCAACGCGTTCTGCTCGCGCATATTCTACGACATCGGTTCGACCACCAACCCAGCTCAGCACACCCTTCATAAACAGGTTTCGTTCTGGCATGAGCTTAATGTTTTCTACTACTTCGCGAGACATGAGCCGGAAGTCGCCAACATTCTCTTCTATCTGAGGGTTGCTGATTTTGTTATGAAGTTTATAGAACCACTCAGCAGATTTACGCTTCAGCCTGCTGTCAGTGGAGCGGTCAGAGCGTTTAGCCAGAACCATATCTGCACCGGCCTGCCATTTCTCTATCAAGTGAGGAATAACTTCTATAGGGTCTTGCAGATCAACGTCAATCGGGATAATTGCCTCCCCGGTAGCATGGTCCAGACCTGCGAACAGGGCAGATTCTTTGCCGAAGTTACGTGTGAACGACAGCGAAACCACAAGCGGGTCGGCAACAGCAAGCTCGTTGATAATTGATTCTGTAGCGTCTTTGCTGCCATCGTTTATGAAGACTATCTCGACTTCATGCTGCTGAAGCCCTTCAAATTCGCGCACGGTTTTATAAAAAATAGGTATCGTGGCCTCTTCGTTAAAGACCGGAACGACTAAAGAAATTTTCATTTCGCATCCCTAAAGACAATGAACTTTGAATAGACGAAACCGCACACCAGGCTGATGGCGGAGAAGGTGACAAGAGTTATCATCGGGGGAAGTGCGCATCTATCAGCAGCCCATCCAACAGTAGCACTGAGTGTTCCCATGAACCCGACATATAACATGTAGCGCATCGTTGTAGTTGATGCTTTGAATGTGAATTTTGCATTCGCGAAGAAGCTAAAACTCACAGCCACAACGAAACCTGCGAAGTTTGCCATAGCTTGATTTGTATGTGCTGCATAGATACATACACCAAAAACCACCCAGTGTATAAGTGTGTTCAGCACACCAATCGAGGTGTACTTTGCAAATATATTTAACATTTATTTAATCAATTAGTTCTGAAAGGCATGAAGTCTATCATCCAAGTCTCAATCGATCGATACTTGCGGTAGTTGATGAGAAAAAACTCTGGTACGCAAAGCTTTGCACTGGATTGCAAGGCTTTGTGCTCTTCGGTATTTAAGGTGGGTCACTCCACCTTTTCATCAAGCCAGTCCGCCCACCACTGCATCATTTCTCTGCGCTTATCGAGATACTGAGCATGGTTGTAAATACCACGCACAGATCCGCCGTTGGCATGTGCCAGTTGCACTTCAATAGCGTCAGCAGGCCATTCGTGCTCGTTCATAATTGTGCTGAATTCATGCCTGAATCCGTGACCGCTTTCCAGACCCTCATAGCCGATTTGTTTGATCACAAGCAATACCGCGTTCTCGCAGATTGACTTCTTCTTATCGTTGCGCCCGGCAAAAACAAACTCTGATACTGGTTTAGTGATGGAGCTTAGCGTAGTGAGAAGTTCAACAACCTGGTCCGACATCGGAACCACATGAATCTTGCGTCCCTTCATCACACTGGCCTCGATGGTGATAATCCTGTTTTCAAAATCGACGTTCTTCCATTGCATGGAACGAAGCTCTTTTGTTCTTAGTGCTGTGTAGCGTAAAACTTTGGTCGCAATGAGAGATACGATACTTCCTGAAAATGTTGCAAGTGCTTTGTTGAATGCCGGGATCTGGTCGGCAGGTAAAAACGGGAAGTTCTTCTTGCGGTATCCCTTCATGGCGTCAGCAAGGTCAGGTGCCGGGTTATATTTAGCCCTTCCGGTGACAATAGCGTAACGGAAAACCTCGCCGCATCTTCTGCGTGCTTTGTTGGCTCGCTCCATTGCCCCGCGATCTTCAAATCTGCGGATTACTTCCAGCAGTTGCATCGGCTCAATATCCTGAATTTCAAGGCCGCCGATGATAGGTAAAATGTCGTCATCAAACATTTTTGCAAGTTCAGTCGCATAGGCGGCTGACCAGACTTGCCTCTTATGCTCGTACCATTCCTTGTAAATCGCACTAAAGGAATTGTTGTTAGACGAAGCCTTTTTCGCCTTTACCGGATCGATGCCAACCGAGATGTCTTTCCTCGCAGTCCATGCTTTATCCCTTGCCTCTTGCAAAGTCATAAGCGGATATTTTCCGACGGTCAGTATTTTCTCCTTACCGTCAATCTTGTAGCGAAGCTGCCATACCTTTTTCCCGGATACAGGGACATAAAGGTACAGGCCATTACCATCGAGAAGGCGGTATGGTTTTTCTTTCGGCTTTGCTGCTTCAATCTGCTTAACGGTGAGCAT